TAGGTTGTAGGTTCGAGTCCTACTGTGGAGGCCAACTTTATTACTAACTACTACTTAGCTTACTACGTAAGCAGTAGTTAGTTAATAACTAACACAACGGAGACCGAAATGTACGCTGAAACTACGAGCCATAAGGCTAGTAAAATTGTGTGTAAAACTGAACGCAACGATAATTATACTATTACTAAAGTAACTGTTACTGACATTGAAGGTAACCAAATTGAGCATAAGGTTTTTCACGACGAAGATATGTTTGTAGAGGTGGAGTCATCAGATGTCAGTAAATAAATTTAAAAACATAGAAGAAGTTATGTCTTTTATTGAGAACGAATATGATTCTTGGATTTCGCCTATCATTGAAGACTACTTAACAGAAGTTGGTGACATTATTAACGTAAAGGAACTAAATGGATGGATTGAAAACGAATATTTAGAAATGAGTTCTGGCTACGAAAAGTGGATTGAAGAAACATATATAGGAGAATCAAACTATGAACATTAAAAATCGTGTAGATGAACTAATGGTAGAGGGTAAAGCTTCGCGTCGTCGGGCATGGGTAATGAGTGAGATACTTGATACCATCCTTCGTGAGAGTGGGCCAGCCGCCAAGCTGGAAGCTCGTCAGTATATCATAGATTACTGTGGATTAACTGAAGATGCCTGATAATGTAATTCATGTAGACTTTTCTCGACCCTCGGAGCCAGAGCGAGTGACGGTCCCGTGGGATGCTGTTAGAGATTTTGTATTTTCTTTTAACTACAACCCTGATGACTTCGATGAGTTGGTTGAGTTTATTTACGAAGCATTTAATGTTGAAGTTATAAACGCGGAGCATTAGAAATGGAAACTAGCGTACGGTTTAGCAAGACATGGGCTATGCCTAACCATAATACGTTTAGCATTAAACCTATCAAAGAGTTTGTTGCTAGATGGACGCTCGGTGCGGACGTAATTGTTGATCCGTTTGCGCGTGACTCACGAATAGGAACAATCACCAACGACCTAAACCCAGAGACGGATGCACAGTATCATATGAAAGCAGAAGCTTTTCTAAATTGTCTTTTAACTCAAGGTGTTGAGGCTGATGTCGTGTTGTACGATCCACCCTATTCTCCCCGACAAGTCAGTGAGTGCTACAAAATAGCAGGGCTTGAGGTTACACAGCAGGATACACAGGCATCGTTCTATACTAAAGCAAAAGATAATATAAAACCTCTTGTGAAAGACAATGGTATTGTGTTATCCTTTGGGTGGAATAGTACAGGAGTAGGTAAGGAAGGATTTATAACAGAAGAAATAATGCTTGTCTCACACGGTGGAGCGCACAACGATACGATCTGTGTAGCACAGCGTAAGCAAGATAACTCACAAGGAGAACTACTGTAATGAACATTGAAGGAAAAGTTTGGGGCAGTACTTGTCCCCTGTTACAAACATCAGCTATTGAAATCCATCAGATTAGGATTGATAAGGGCGGCTTTTGTAGCACACATGCACATCAAAGTAAGATCAATGCTTTCTATGTCTTGGAAGGAGAGTTAATTATTAAACGGCATAAGGACTATGGTTTAGTAGATGAAACCCATTTGTTTATGGGAGATATGTGTGTGGTTCCTGCTGGAGAGAAGCACTCTTTTGAAGCCTGTCAGGAAACCAAAGCCCTTGAAATTTATTGGGCAGAATTAAATCACACAGATATTATTAGGGACAATGTAGGTGGCATGGTATAATAAAATCTCTTGAAAGGAGATTGCTATGTCATATATTATAGTACAAATTCCTACCAACCTAGACCTAGAAGAAACAACCCCATTGGTTGCAGACGATGGAGATACCATCGAAAAATTTGATACCCAAACAGAAGCAGAGTTGTTTATGGACGATGTTCTAAAACCTTTCTTTGGGGATCAGCTACACGATCTACACGTTCTAAGGATACACTGATGATTAAATATATTCTAAGTAGTTTGTTACTGCTTATGTTAGTAACACCAGCTAAAGCAGAAGAGGAGCGCACATGTTTAGTTGAGGCAGTTTACTTTGAGGCTAGGTCTGAAACCTTTGCTGGTAAGCTGGCTGTAGCTAATGTAATTCTTGAAAGGATGTATGATAAAACTTTTCCTAATAGTGTCTGCGAGGTTGTAAAGCAGGGCGTGTATTGGGAAGGCAACCCAGTTAGAAATAAATGTCAGTTCTCTTACTGGTGTGATGGTAAGACTGAAAGGATGAGGAATATCAAAGCACTAGAAGAGGTTGTTAAGGTAGTTAATATGGCACTTGATGGTGTACTACTCCGAGATACACTTGGTGCTACACATTATCATGCAGTATATGTATCACCTAAATGGGCTATGGCAGATAACTTTGTTCTGTTAGCTATCGTAGGTGAGCATGTATTTTATAGACGCGAACTATGTTGTTAGGAAAGGACATGAATGACGCACAAAAAATACTAAAGCTTGAGCAGTATATAAAGGTACTCAAGAAAGCCTTACAAGATAAGGACGAGACAATTAAAAAGTTACTTGCAGAACATTCAATAAACAGGAGTAAGTGGGCAGAGTAATGGCAAAAAATCTATGGCAAAAAGAACGTAACCATCTGTTTCGTGATCTTACTAGACAGTATAGCGAAGAAGGATACACAGCCAAGGAAGCTAAGAAGCTTGCCAAGGAAGAGATCAACGAGATTATGGAGGATAAAGAAAACTTTATAGATAATCTATGGGAAGAAACTTTTGATGAGCGTTAAACTTATAGACCATATGGGCAGTGATGTTACTGTTGTAAATGCAGCAAGGGTATCGTTCAACAAACGCTCACCTAAAAGTAAACCAATCTCTGACAAAGATGCCAAGTTAATTAACTATCTTGCCAAGCACAACCATTGGACACCGTTCGGACACTGCTCCGCACAGTTTCACATGAGAGCGCCTATCTTTGTAGCCAGACAACTTGGTAAGCATCAGGTAGGGTTGGTATGGAACGAGGTGAGCCGTCGCTATGTGTCTGATGATCCAGAGATGTGGTACACAGAAGAATGGCGTAAAGTTTCTGAAGATAAGAAACAAGGATCATCAGAAGAGTTAGTAATGTCACCAAAAATTATGAGCAACATCTACAAAAACGCTATAGACCATGCTACAGAAGCATACAAATCTTTACTTTTCCAAGGAGTATGTGAAGAACAAGCTAGGGCTGTGCTACCACAAGGTATGTATACTGAATGGTACTGGAGCGGTAGCATCGCAGCCTTTGCTAGGGTATGTAAGCTGCGCCTTGCAGAAGATACCCAACTGGAAACTAGAATCATAGCGCAGCAAATAAATGGATTACTAAACAAACAGTTTCCGATTTCGTGGAACGCTTTAATTAACTAACAAGAGGTTTAGAAATGGAGCAGTTATTTGTAATTAGATACTCAAAAGGTTTAATCTTTTCACCGCAAGAAGACTTTAAAAAAAGGAACATCTTAGATCAAATAGAAATGCTTGTGGAAATTGAAAAAGAATTAGCAGACTATCGTAAACAACTTCTCAGCGATGCGTGGCAAAATCACCAGAGGTCTTTATAATGAATAAGAAATGGACAGTACAGAATACAAAAACAAAAACTATAGTAGACACCTTTGATACAAGAGGAAATGCAATAGAGGCTCTTGACTTTCGTAACACATTATGTTACGCTCTTAAAATAGATAGTAAAAATCTTTACTCAATCGTTTTCCAATAGCGAGTAACCCATGTCAGATACAGGAACTTTTGTAAGGCACCTTCCATGTGAAGCGTGTGGGTCTTCTGATGCCAACTCATTGTATTCAGACGGCCACCAATACTGTCACAAATGCGAAGCATTTATACCAGCCGATGAGGAAATAAGTATGCAGACAAATACAGTAGTAGCAATAGATAAAAAGAAACCAATGAACAGCTATGACAATGCAGTTATATCTGACCTTGGTGATCGAAAGATTACAGCCGAAACTGCCAAACTTTTTGGGGCGTCGGTCGTTAAAGATAATGCAAACATCACACATCATTTATATGACTACCGTGGGTCAGATGGCGAGGTGATAGGTCGAAAGATTAGGTCTACCGCCGACAAGAAGTTCTGGTCTGAAGGCAACCTGTCAGGTGCAGGATTGTTTGGGCAGCATTTGTTTACTCGCAAAGCAAAGTACGTTACCGTATGCGAGGGTGAACTAGATGCTATGTCTGCGTATGAACTGCTCGGATCAAAGTGGCCCGTAGTCTCACTAAAGAATGGTGCAGGGGCAGCAGTTAAAAACTGTAAGGAACAGTTTGACTTTCTTAATATGTATGACAGCGTTGTATTATGTTTTGATAATGACAAAGAAGGCAGAGAAGCAGCCACTAAGGTTGCCCAACTGTTCGAGCCTAACAAGTGTAAGATTGTCACCCTTGATATGAAGGATGCCAATGAGTATCTAAAAACAAATCAACGACAGAAGTTTGTAGATACATGGTGGGCTGCTAAATCCTATACACCAGCAGGAATTATTAATCTTAGTGATCTTGGTTCTTCGCTGTACGACGAAGCGTACTTTGAGACTGTGGCCTACCCTTGGTCCAAGCTTAATGAAAAGACATACGGTATGCGTACAGGTGAGTTAGTCACGTTCACTAGCGGTGCTGGCATGGGTAAGAGCAGCATCATTAGAGAACTAATGCACTACATTATGGGCAACACTAAAGCGAACATTGGTGTACTAGCTTTGGAAGAGAGTATCCGAAGCACTGCCTTTAACATTATGTCTGTTGAGGCTAACGCTCGACTATATATTAAGGAGATCAGAGATCAGTTTACACAGGAACAACTAAATGATTGGCAGGAAAAGACGGTAGGAACGGGTAGGTTCTTTGCCTTCGATCACTTTGGTTCTATCTCTAACGACGAGATATTGGATCGTGTACGGTACATGGCAAAGGCTTTGGACTGCAAGTGGGTGTTCCTCGACCATCTATCTATCCTTGTCTCTGGGCAAGAGGACAATGGAGATGAGCGTAAGTCTATTGATATTCTTATGACCAAGCTACGCTCTCTTGTTGAAGAGACAGGCATTGGCTTGCTGCTGGTCAGTCACCTACGTCGCCCATCAGGTGACAAGGGGCATGAGGATGGCCGTGAGGTGAGCCTATCGCATCTACGTGGGTCAGCATCTATCGCTCATCTAAGTGATAGCGTAATAGCCTTGGAGCGCAATCAACAGGCTGATGATCCAGTAGAAGCTAATACAACTACACTACGTATTCTAAAGAACAGATATACAGGAGACACAGGGATAGCTACACATCTTCATTATGATAATCAAACAGGTCGTATGACACAGATTGATAATCCTTTTGTTAAAAATGAAGACGATCAGGATATTCCTTTCTAAATATGAAAGCTATTGTAGACATTGAAACAGATGCTATTGATGCTACAGTTATCCACTGCATCGTAGCTAGAGACTATGACAACGGTACTGAGTGGTCATGGGTAGGTGAGGAGTGTCACGAGTTTGCAGCGTGGTCTAAGAATGTAGAACAATTTATAATGCACAATGGCATTAGCTTTGATGCACCTGTTTTAAACAGGCTAACAGGTTCTACAATACAGCTACGTCAAATCCGTGACACCCTCATTGAATCACAGTTGTATAACCCAATCAGAGAAGGTGGTCACTCCCTCAAGGCTTGGGGTGAGCGGCTGGAGTTTGCAAAGACAAAGTTTCAGGAGTTTGAATACTACACACCTGAAATGCTAGAGTACTGTAAGCAGGACGTTAGGCTTACACATAAGGTTGCACAGTATCTTGATAAAGAAGGTGCTAAGTTTTCTAGTAAAAGCAAAAGACTAGAGAACTGTGTACGTGCAATTGTAGATCAGCAGGAAAAGAATGGCTTCACACTTAACCTTCGTGGTGCCATGCTGTTACTGTCTGAGTTGCAAGAGGAAGAGGATAGCTTGATTGCTAAAGCTACTGAGATGTTTCCACCAAAAGAGTTACAACTAAAAACAAAAGTAAAGTACATTCCATTTAACATAGCTTCACGTAAACAGATTGCAGAAAGACTGATGGAGAAAGGTTGGGAACCTAAACATCACACAGACAAAGGCAATGTTATTGTTAATGAAGAAACATTAAGCCATATTAAAATGCCTGAAGCTCAGATGTTTAGTAGGTTCTTCTTGCTACAGAAGCGTACAGGAATGTTAAAGTCGTGGATCAAAGAGTGTCACGACGACGAGAAGGTTAGAGGCAGGGTAATGACGCTCAAAACTGTGACGGGCCGTATGGCTCACAACAGTCCTAACATGGCTCAAGTCCCTGCTTCTTACAGTCCCTACGGCAAAGAGTTTAGATCATTGTGGACTGTATCTGATCCAGAAAAGTACAACTTAATAGGTACAGATGCTTCTGGATTAGAGCTACGCTGCCTTGCACACTACATGCGAGATAAAGCGTACATTAATGAAGTAGTAAATGGTGACGTACATACAGCCAACATGAAGATGGCAGGGCTAACTAGTAGAGACCAAGCAAAGACATTTATCTACGCATTTCTATATGGTGCTGGTGCTGCCAAGATTGGTAAGGTTGTTGGAGGTGGGTCTTCACAGGGAAGAGACCTTATAGAAAAGTTCTTAGGTAATATGCCAGCCCTTAAAAGACTACGCAACCAAGTTACTGAGGCTGCAACAACAGGTTCTATCTTAGGTTTGGATGGTAGACATCTAAAAATTAGATCAGAACATGCTGCACTAAATACTTTACTGCAAGGTGCAGGAGCAATCATTTGTAAAGAATGGTTAGTTCAAATAACTAGGATAATAAATGAAAGAGGAGTAGATGCTAAACTTGTTGCATCTATTCACGATGAGTATCAGTTTGAAGTTAGTGTAAAAGATACTCTTAATTTCTGTAGAATAACTAAAGAGGCTATCTTAGATACGTCTCGTAACCTATCTGTTGTGTGTCCACTTGACTCGCAATATAAAGTAGGCAAGACATGGGCAGAGACCCACTAATAGTAACTACTACTTAGCTTACTACGTAAGCAGTAGTTACTTATTAGGTTGACATCCCTGCTTGCTTGTAGTACCATACACAAACCAATCACAATGGAGAACAACATGACAAAATCAGTAGATAACAAAATCCTTCGTGCCTTGAAGAAGGGTATGAGAGTAACCCGTAAGACGGCTATTGAAAGAGGCTGGTGTGAGAACCTTACCGCCGCTATTTCTCGCCTACGTCAGAAGGGATATGTTATTGAAGCAGTCAAGGCAATGACCCCAGACGGTGATGCGTACACTCGCTATCGTCTAGTAGCGTAATGTCTTACGCCCGAGAGTATTTCGTAGGCAAAAAAGCAGAAGATTTATTTAAACAATCAATGGAAGATTTAGGATGGCACGTTTATGATGCAACGAAAGAGGAGAACATTAAGAAGCACATAGACTTTCATCTAGTAAGTAGTAAAGAAAATAAATTTTTCTCTGTTGATGTTAAAGCTCAGAAGAAAACTAACCGCTCAGATAATAAAGTAAATGACGAGTGGCTGTGGATTGAGTTTGTAAATGTCCGTGGCGCTTTTGGGTGGTTACATGGAAAGGCAGACGAAATTGCCTTTGAAAGAAACACAGATTTTCTTATGATTAATAGAGAAAAGTTAAAAGAATTTACGTTTAAAAAAGTAGAGAATATAGACGTAGACCGAGCCTCAGATGCTAAGTATAAATTCTACAGCAGAAAAGGAAGAGACGACTTACTAACTCAAGTATCAGTTAATGACTTGATGAAAGAAGTAGAGTACAAATTAATTGACAAAGCTTGTTGACTTATAAGATACCGCATGTTATAATGTGTGTTCTTGTGTAGTAGACAAGGTAGAAACTAAATTTAGAAACTCAAGGAGAAAATAAAATGGCTAACGAAAATTACGCAGACCCTATCTTTATCACTGGTGAAGCTTACTGGGCAAAGGTGTTTGAGCCTAACACGATCAACCCAGAGAAGCCTGAGTACACTATTGATATTTGTAATCTTGATCCTGATAATTTAAAGATTGCACAAGATGCAGGGCTGACTGTTAAGAATGTATCAGCAGAAAAGCCAGATGATAAGCGTGGTAATTTTGTTACACTCAAGCAATTCACTACAACCTTTAACGGTGATCCCAGAAGTATTCGAGTAGTGGATGCACAACGTAATCCTTTCCCTGCTAATACACTAATTGGCAATGGTTCTAAGGTATGCGCTAAAGCATATCCTAAAGCATGGACCTTTGGTGGTAAGGAAGGCGTCAAAGGATATCTTGACTCCCTACAGGTTCGTGAACTTGTTGAGTATACAAGCAGCGGTCCTGACTTTGATGTGATCCCTGATGGATACACGAATGAAGAAGCGGTAGACTTCCCCCTCGCTTCGTAGTTTGAAAGGAGATGAGGGGTATCTATTAATTTAGATACCCCTCTAATTTTTATGACAAAAACAATAGATACATTAGTCGAGGATATTTATAATTTATTTACCTTTGATCCTATTGATATGGATGAGGCAGAAGTAGACAAGCACATTGATACCTTTGGTGAGATGCTAAAGGTACATATAAAAACATTTATGTATGAGTCTCCTAAAAATCGTACAGCACTACGCCTCTCAGCTATTGGCAAACCAGATAGACAGTTGTGGTATGACTCAAGAGTAGAAACAACTGAAGATTATTTAAAGCCAAGCACACGAATTAAGTTTTTGTATGGATATATTTTAGAGGAACTGCTGCTGTTGTGTGCGTCTATATCTGGACACAAAGTTACAGATCAGCAGAAAGAACTTACCCTTGAAGGTGTTAAGGG